GGTCATACCGCGTGGTGAAGTCAACGCCGCCCTGAACACGGCCTTCGAAATGTGGAATGTGAAACGCATGTACTGCGATAAAGCATGGTGGGCAGACGCCTTCCAAGGATGGGAAGACAAATGGGGTGCGCCACCTGTCATGGAGTTCCCACAAACACCAACGAGGATGGCCCCAGCGTGCGCACAGTTCTACGGTGCCGTTATGAACAAAGAGATCCGCTCGGATGGCAACCCCACCTTGGCCCGACATCTTAGGAATGCCATCACCCGCGAAACAGCGTATGGTGCGTACATTACGAAACAGAAATCGGCTCATAAGATCGATGCGGCGGTGGCGGTCGTGTTGGCTTATGCAGCGTTCGTAGACGAAACCGCTAATGATGAGGTAGAAGTAGGAGTCGCGTGGATATGACCCCGTATTACGATGAGGATGGCATCACCATTTACAACGCGGACTGCGCCGACATTATCCCCCTCGTTGACCCTGCCGACGTGGGGTTGCTGCTCACCGACCCGCCCTACGGGATGAACGTTGGAACGACATGGACCCCCCGTATCTCCGCCAGATTGACGCAGTCGTGGCGGAGATACGGAGGGTGGGCCAAAGACCACCCCCCGGTTGTCGGCGACGACGTAGCATTCGACCCGGCACCTCTGCTGGCATTCGGTGCTGTTGTTCTGTTCGGTGCCAACTACTACGCCGACCGACTACCACCTAACGGGTGTTGGCTGGTATGGGACAAGAAGCGGGGCGGAACCATAACGCCAGGGTGGAACGGAACCGACGCCGAACTGGCGTGGACTTCGTTCCCTGGTGGCGTCAAAATGTTCAACCATATGTGGGCCGGGTACAAGCGCGACTCGGAATTAGGCCACCACGTACACCCGACGCAGAAGCCCGTCGCGTTGATGCGGTGGATTCTCGATAAGTGGACTGAACCCGGCGACCTCGTGTTTGACCCGTATATGGGGTCCGGTCCCATCGCGCAAGCCTGTCACGAATTGGGGAGACGCTATATCGGTGTTGAGATTGTTGAGGAGTACTGTCAGACAGCGGTGAATCGGTTGGGGCAGCAGACGTTGGCGCTTGGCATATGAAATGGTTTCCGGTAATTCTTCTGCTACTCGGTACAATAGGGTTAGTGACCGCCGCATACATGTACGATCTGACCGCAGGTGTAGCCGCCACCGGCCTGAGCCTTATGGTTGCCGGTGTTGTACTCGTTGACCCCGACCGCTTCACCGACGCATGAACCTGATCCAACGGCTCACCCGAAACGAGGAACGAGCCGGCCTTGTTCAAGTGACCCCCACCTGGGCACCAACGTCTGAACGGCTAACCGGTGACATGCGCAAAGCCTATTTGGTGAACTCGACGGTTCATGCTGCGATCAACGCCCGCCAACGCGTGTTCTCCGAAGTACGGTTTGCGATTCGTAACCGGCGAACCAACAAACTCAACACCACCCACCCCAACCTTGACCTTCTCGAAATGCCCTGGCCGGGCGGTACAGGCACCGAACTACTCAGACGCATGGAACTCGACGTCTCCCTATCGGGCGCGGCTGCCGTGTACCGTTCCGGCCGGAGCAGACTCCAAGTCCTAGACCCGATGAAACTCGAAGTGTTATCGAACGGGCGGGAACGCACCGGCTACTTGTATTGGCCCAACGGGATCGGCACCCGCGAAGGCGTCCCCCTCCTGTCAGAGGAAGTGGCGTATTGGGCACCCATGCCCCACCCGGCCAAACAATGGGTCGGAACTTCATGGGTTGAAGTAGTCGCAACCGAACTGCGGGTCGCGTACAAAGCGTTACGCCATCAAGAAATGTTTTATGACAACGGGGCCACCCTCAACATGGTCGTCAAAGTCGAAGGGAAACTCAGTCCTGATTCAGCCAGCCGGATGCGCGAACAGTTGGACCAACGATACGCCGGCGTTGACAACGCCTACCGCACGTTGGTTCTCGACGGTGGCAAGACGGACGTGCAAATGGTCGGTGCCGACAACCTCGCCATGGACTACGCCGGAGTACAGAAAGGCATCGAAGCACGTATCGCATCCGCCGCCGGTGTACCACCCATCATCCTGTCACTTGAGGCAGGACTGGACGCCTCGACGTACTCGAACTATGGGATGGCGATGCGAGCGTTCGCAGACCATTTGGTACGTCCCAACTGGAACTCGGCGGTCGCGGCTCTCGGTCAGATCGTTGACGTGCCGCAAGGTTCAGAGTTGTGGTTCGATGACTCGCACGTATCCGCGTTGCGGCAGGACAAGACTGAGGAAGCGTCCATTCAGTTGACGATGGCCTCAACGATCCGACAGTTGGTTGATGGTGGGTTCACCCCCGAATCGGCTATCGAAGCGGTCACCACCCAGGACATGACCAAACTCAAACACACCCAACTGTTCTCGGTTCAGTTGCAACCATCCGGGCCCGATTCGAAGCCGGACACCCCAACAGACACCCCAGCCGACGATGAGATGCCCGCGGAAATGGTCGGATGATGGTTATTCGTGGAGGTCAACGGTACAATGGGTGACATGGAAGAACGCACCGTCACGGTCGCAACACCACAATCGAGAACGTTCGAGTTCAGAACCACCCGAACCGCAGGCACCGACGACGGTCTCACGTTGGAAGGGTACGCCGCCGTGTTTGACTCCCCCACAAGAATTGATTCGTGGGAGGGAACGTTCGACGAGACCATCAGCCGGGGTGCGTTCGCCAAATCCATCTCGGAAAGAATGCCCGTGTTGCAGTTCGACCACGGGCAACACCCAATGGTCGGGTCCATCCCCCTCGGTGCCATCTCCCACATCCGTGAGGACGACAAAGGGTTGTTTGTGCGGGCCCGCCTGTCCGATAACTGGCTGGTCAAACCCGTCAGGGACGCCATCGAATCTGGTGGTATCGGCGGTATGTCCTTCCGCTTTCAGGTGGTCCGCGACGAATGGGACACGACCGGCCCGGTCGAACGGCGCACCATCAAAGAGGTCAAAGTTCACGAGCTCGGCCCCGTCGTGTTCCCCGCGTACGCTGACACCGCCGTGTCAGTCAGGTCAGCGCAACTGTCGGAACTGCTCAAAGACGACACGGTCCTTGCTGACCTCGCCAGACTTCTCACATTCCCCGCCGACACAGACGCCGCCCCAACAGGCACCTCTGTGGAGGCAAACGACACGCCGCCCCAACAGGCACCTGTCGGAAACGAAAAGCGCGAAAGGCTTTTGCTTGAAGCGGCCCGCATGGACCGTCTCACCGCAGCCGCAATACGCGCTTCCTTGTAACCGAAAGGAAGCCTCATGGCTGAAAACGAAATCGAAGACGTGGAAAAACCACGCGCCACAGAACTGTCCCCCGTCGCGACTGCCAACCGTATGGGCGACATCGCCGACGAAATCCGCAGGGTCGCAAAAAAGGACCAGCTCACCGCCGAAGACGACACGTACCTTGAAGAACTCCGCTCAGAGTTCGACGAGCTCGACGACCACCGCAAAAAGCAGGAACGCCGTGCTTTGATCGCAAGGGTTGACACGGCCACCAACCGGCCGCTCGCCTCACAACGCAGCCATTCGGCCCGTGAACTCGATGATGACCCGTTCGGCGAACCAGACTCGGTACGTGGCGGTTCAACGTTCCACAATCCGCATGACGAATCTGAAATGCGCACGTGGGGCAAAACCCAAAACGAGATCGGGTCCGAATATCAGTCACGCGCCTACTCGGCAATCGAGAAGATGGTCGGCACCAACGACCATCGCCGTGAGGCAATGACGAAGATCATCGCTGAGAACGACAACGACCGGGGCGACCTGTCAAAGCTGGCGTTGCGTACGTCGAACCCGGCTTACGTGTCGGCGTTCGTGAAAGCGTCCAAAGGCAGGGAGTCAGAGTTCACTGCGAAAGAACGAGCCGCAGTAGACGCGGTACGTGCCATGTCACTGACCGACTCGGCCGGTGGATATTTGGTGCCGTTCCAGTTGGACCCGACCGTCATCATCACCAGTGACGGTTCACGCAACCAGATCCGGCAGGCGGCCCGTCAGGTCATCGCCACCGGTGACGTGTGGAACGGTGTCAGCTCGGGTGCCGTGTCCTGGTCGTGGGACGCTCAAGCCGCTGAAGTGTCAGACGACACGACCACGTTTGCTCAGCCGACCATTCCCATTTACAAGGCTGCCGGTTTCGTACCGATCAGCCGGGAAGCGTTGCAGGACGAAGCGAACGTCGCTCAGGAAGTCGGACGCCTCCTGGCATTCGGTAAGGACACCCTGGAGAACACGGCGTTCGCTACCGGTGGAGGATCAACCGAACCGATCGGAATTGTCACAGCCCTATCGGGTGCTGGTACGACCGGTGCCGGTATCGGAACGTTCACGTTGCCCGACGTGTACACCATCGACGGAACCCCAGCTTCACGGTATGCCGGTAACGGTTCGTGGCTGATGAACCGGTTAGTCATCAACCTGATCCGCCAGTTCGATACTGCTGGTGGTGCCGGACTGTTGGCCCGACTGGGTGAAGGACAACCACAGCAACTGTTGGGTCGTCCGTTGTACGAGGCGGAAGCCATGTCATCGACCGTCGCGGCTGGCGAGTTCATTGCCGTGTTCGGTGACTTCGACAACTACGTCATTGCAGACCGCATTGGTGTGACCGTCGATTTCATTCCGCACCTGTTCCACACCACGTCGAACCGGCCTTCCGGTTCTTCCGGTTGGTACGCCTCCTACCGGGTGGGTGCCGATTCGGTCAACGACGCAGCGTTTGCGTTGCTTGAGGTGAGGACCTCCTAATGGCTAAATACGGTCCAGCAGGACGCTCCGAAGCCGTATGGGTAACCACCATCGCGGTGGCTGGAGCGCCAACAGCAACCGAACTGAACGCAGGTGTTGACCTGACCCCGTCAATCCGAACCCTCCCGGACATCCCCCGGTCAGGGAACACGATTGACGTGGCAACCTTGGACTCGAAGTTTGAGGCGAGACAGGTCGGTACCCGCGGTGGAGACGTGGCATCGGTCGAGTTGTTGCGTGACACCGGAACTGAGACAGCGTTGACCGCTTTGGCGGAAGACACAGCCGGGTTCCTGGTG